GGAGGGTGTGAACCCCCCCTCTCTAGGAAAACGTTCCTAGATGAAGTCCTGTTAGACAGGCTCACCTAGTACTTGCTCTCGCAAGAGGGTATTGGACTAAGTTTGTCCGCGTGCATCCTGTGGGCCGGCGCTTCGGCGCAACCTCACTGATCACATCTTTCAGGGCGAACCCAACACGTTGGTTAACGTGTCAAGGTCACCCAAGCATTATTACAAGAAGACTTGTAGTTGGGGAGAACAAGGAGAGATCTTTGTTAAAATCTAACCTGTGGCCTGCCCGGCCACAAGGGCAAGTCTTGCTGTGATTGGAACCTCGGTTCCTTTCACGGTTGCATTCCAGGTAGGGTGCTACCCAACCATAATCCTCTGTTATCTTTATCCATAACTTTCGAAGCTAGGATGCTAGTTAGAGAGGGATTGGGCGAGAAACGAGCTGGGATCCCAGTTCGAGCTTCCTTATTGCGGAAGTTCGGGGGAAGAACCAACGGGGCTATTCAAAGCCGAACGTCTCGTTGGACGCCTGGTGCAAACCCGTAGAAATACGGAGCACTATGTAAAATGCAAGGGCTTTCTGCCTAGGTAAGGTGGATCAAAGCTGGAACTGTAACAGGAACCGGTTGTGAGACATCGAACCCGTGGTGGGAACCCGCACGTTGGCAGGTATCACCCAGGCACGCGTCAGTACGGCTCGATAGACTGACAACCTGCCATACTCTTCTGCTGACTAGGCATAGAGGATGGACTTCGGTCCGGAATCAGGGCCTGAGGGCCTGTGCTTAGGGGGCGGAAGGGGAGTTGGAAGGACGAGGTCATAGCTCACAGACATGTGACACTAGGCCAACTCCGGTTGCACTCGGGGCGAGTACGACTACGCTGGTAGTGGTGTGACTCCCTGCGCGGTCACCCGACCGACTCTACCAAGAGCGCCTGCGGTCCGCCGTCCACACTGTGGGCGTCGGGAACCGAAGGGGAACAGGGTCCCGAAACCTAGAGGCTTTATCAAAAGATAATATCTTATGAAATTCTTACTTCAGAGTCTGAGACTCAAACAAGCAAGGATCCTCACTAGGACTGTTTCATGGCGTCCAGATCTAAAAGTCTGGAGCCACTGGATGGTTCCGGGTATAACCTGGATCCGTCTGGTGGTTGGTAAGGTCTCGCGCTCGAAAATCATACAACTTTCAGTTTTCGCGAAGTGGTGTGTTGCCATTGGCCGTTATCAGGGCCGTAAAGGCCTGGTTCTCGCCCTGAAGACCTGTAACGTATTGCTGGTTCAAGCGTTACCTGGTGGGAAACTCCGATTCGATCCGAGACGGATCGGAAAGGTGGCTGTTTCCCGGTCACGTACTAACTTGCCTCGAGTCATTCCCGTGTTCGCACGGAAACTGATTCTTGACGGGGACATCGTGACAATCCAGCTGTGGCTCAGTTTCTTCGGAATATACCGCGTGATTCCATGTAAGGGACGCCCTAAGTTCAGTACGATCCTCGACCCTGGGAGAGAGATCTCTCAGAGTTTCCGGTCGGACTGGACCTCTTGGGTTCGTAATACGTTCCTACCTCTGGTAGCCAATCACGTGGGGGACCCTATGGTAGATCTCCCCCTGGAGACTCTAGCTAGGCCCGAGCCGTTCGTGATCTCTTCAGTAAGTGCGGATCGCTTCGAAGACCCGAGGGTAACCTCACTGGTCAACGGGCTGAAACTTGCTAAGCGTTCTGTCCCCAAACTACTCTCTGGCACACCTACGTCCTTTGCGCACAGGTTCTCCGCAGCGATGCGGTGGACACAAACCTGCATCCCAGACGCTGAGCGTTTCGACGTTCGCGAGGATGAGGGGTTTACTGGTCTGAAGACTAATGTTCTCCTGGACTACCTCCGGTTAATTCCGGGGGGGTACGGGACGACCAAGAGTTTTTGGACATTGCTGTCAGCCACAGCGGAATTCTATCCGCTTGCCCGTGCTCTCATTCGAGGCAAACCCATTCTCAATCGGGTTCCCGTGACACATCCGTGTCACAAGGAACTCGAGGGAGTAGAAGTTGCCCCTAATGCTCACGGATACGGCAACACTGTCTGCGGACGGTTAGCCCTCCTGACGGAAGCAGCTGGCAAGATCAGAGTAGTGGCTCTAATGGATATCTGGTCACAATGGGCCCTCCGCCCGTTACACGACTGGATCTTCGGTGTCTTGAAAGAGATACCACAAGATGGAACCTTTGATCAGCTTCGGCCGGTTAAAGCTCTGCTTAAGAAGGTCCAAAAGGGTACTACGATCCATTCGTATGACCTGTCGGCGGCAACGGACCGGATCCCAATTGTGATCCAGGAACTGTTATTGGCGCAAATATTTGGGCATGAGTACGCTAGGGCGTGGACTAACCTGTTGGTTGGTCGACCGTACGTGATACCTAAGCGCATCGCACGCGAGTGTGGTGTTCCTAGGTTCCTTCGCTATGCGGTTGGTCAGCCAATGGGGGCCTACTCGTCTTGGGGGATGCTTGCCCTTGTACATCACGCAATGGTGCAGTACAGCGCACACCGAGCGGGGATTGTCGGTTGGTTCGTCCTGTACGCGGTATTAGGTGATGACGTAGTCATTGCTGACGACCGTGTGGCCCGTAAGTACCGAGCATTATGCCGGGCTCTTGGGGTCACCATAGGTATCGAGAAATCATTGGTCGCCACGGGGAAGACGTTGGAGTTCGCGAAACGTCTGTTCTATAATGGGACGGACATTAGCGGGCTTCCAATGAAATTCTGGGCGGCTGCTCAAGGGCAGTCGTCAGTGGCCTGTGCTCTATCGGCCTGGGTGACTCGGGGAAGCCTGAGTAACTTTGTTCGGGCTATGGGTGCTGGATTCAGGGTCGCTTCTGGGGCGTCAACGACAGCTTGGGCAGTAATGCCTTCGCGGGCGCGGGCGCTCTGCGTATCCCTGACGAACCCCTTGATTGGGGCTCGCTTTGCGTTCGAATCTTGGCCCGAATGGCTATGGTCTCGGTCTGCCGATACTTCGAAAAGTGAAAACTTGGAGATGTTGACGCGGATTGCACCATTCTGCACGTCAGTGCAGAGCGTGCTAGGGGATCCGGCGATCGATTTCCTTGATAGTTTCCAAGAAGACTTGTTCTTCACGGCAAAGATCGAGGATCCGGTTACCCGGCTAACTGATGCACGTGCAAACAAGGCCATAATCGACGCAGAAGGCTCCATCAGGAAAGGTTTGGAAGCTTTACAGCATCTCCAAAGACTCAATATCCGTCTACAACTCCGACAGGTGTCGGCTGTAGTGTCGCAAGTATGGAGACTTGTAGACAAAGCGGGATTGGTCCCGTTGCCTTCTACAAGGGCGACGGTACGGACTGAGGTCGACCCAATGGCCCTCAAGGTTACGTCGGTGTACAAACACTGGCTTAATCTGAGACTGTTGGCGAAACCAGGCGACCTAGTAGAGCGGGCACCCGTCGACTTCAACCGGCCAGCAAAGCTGGTCCCTAAAAAGGACGAAGTGGAAGATGACGACGATGATGCACCTGATTGCTCTCACCTGTTTTAAAGGTCCGAAAGGAACAAAACGGGAGTGATTGGGTGCGTTCAACCTACTAGATCTGGGACCTCAGTAGCGGGCCCTAAGGGCCACCCGGAAATGGAGCCTGTTTGGCATCATAAAGAGCAGCCACGTTCAGTGACATCGATCGTGGTTTACGAGATCGACCAATACTAACTCAAGAACCCAAGGGTTTCTTGAGGAAATAGTTGAGTGCATCCTTAGCACCATGGCACCGGGAAACGAGGAGAGAG